ACATCACATCTTGTTTTAGTTGGCTGCCTAAGTCTTTTCTTAACTCTGGGTTTTCGATTAGTTTCCGCATTGCTTTATACCAATCCTTTTTACCTGCCACTAAGCAGTTCTTTCCATGTTTACTCATCCATTGGTAAGATTCCACATCTGAAACGATTACCGCTAAACCAAACGCTCCCATTTCTAACATCTTTAATTCAGACTTTGCCCGATTAAATTCGTTATCCCTTAAAGGAATCAAACCAATGTCCATTAAATTATACGCCTGAGCATAGCTATACACATCTGCAGCGTTAATCCTTCCGTAATTGTCATCGTTCAATAAATAGTCTGAGGTAAAAATCTTTTCATACTTATCCCATATTGAATCATTCTCGTAATAACCTGCTAACATTAACTTATAGTCTTTGTCTTTACTTTTGTTAAGTGATAATATTTCCCCTTCGATTAATTGTAAGTCTTGCAAGTGAGTTACTGAACCGCTCCATCCTATGTGAACTAAATCTGACTTCATGGCTGCAATATCAGGGTTTGGAATAAACTGAGGTTGTTCAAAGTCTATGGTGTTAGGCATAACTTCCACACTCTTATTGAATTGACTCATTAAGTGTTTAAGGTATGGAGTTGTTACCATTACGGAATCTGCATTCTTAAAGTTATAGATTAAGGTTTCTGCCCTATTTTGTAGTTTCCAATCTTTCTTTAATATATGACTATCACTTAGTTGATAATGGTCATCCGTATCTATTATGACTGGTATACCTAACCTTTTTAAAACCTTGAATAAGTTTTCATCATTCCCGATTCTGCTTATCGCTCTACTTGCTATAATCAAATCAAACTCAGAAAGCATGGATTCTGCCACATGGTCTATGCTTGTCATCTGACTTACCTCGTGACCATGTTCATTGAACTTTGAATGGGGAACTATTAACCTATGATATTCCCCACCCATTATTCTTTGCCCTGTTACTAATAGTATTTTCATAATATATTATTAAGTGATTCTGTATTCCATAGTTCAAAATACTCGCCTCCGTTTGGTATAACATTGGGTGCGTAGTAGCAAATTTCAATCGCTCTCTTTACTTTCATTGTCTCAGCTATTGCAAAGTTCATGGATTGATTCCCAATAAAAAGTTTTGAGTTGCCTATCACTCTGGCAAGTTCCAAGAAGTTATCTACCTTCATGTATTTGCATTGAACTACCTCGCTAAACTTTCTGTATTCGTTCTCTGTGCCTGTAAAGTAAATGGGAGTAGATAGCTTGTTTAGTATCGAATAGTCTATGTTTGGATTCTGATACCTCTCGGTTCGATTAATTACTATGTAGTCTTGTTTAGTTTGCTCTATGTTTAAAAGCCTTTCTGAGTAGTCTATACCGCTTAATTCTGGGTAAGCTAATGAATACCATCTTTTAATATCGTAGGCAGCTAAATTCATTCCTATTTGTCTGAACTTGTCTAAGTCATAATCTACTTTCTGATTGTTGTAAAGTACCACATCATAAATAAAATCGTACTCCATCAATAAAGGTTTGAGCATTTTGTAGGCATACTCATTCAGCATTACATCTCCATAAGCGTGTTTGAAGTTTGGATTGCCTCCCACATTGGGAAAGTTTAACCTAATATACAAAATAGCATCCTCACCTTTTAATTCACAGGCTTGTTTAATAGCATAAAGTGAGTAAATAATATCCCCACTTGCTCCTGAATGTTTAAATTTTAGACTCATAATCTTCAAGTTGGTTAAAAATTTTATGAATCATTTCATTTTGGCAGTTACCACAATAGATGTTTGCAGTCACATAACCGAATAGTTCCTTGTGCATTTGTTGAAAGGCAAGTAACTCAAGTGCGTTCCACTTCATTGCACTATTTACTTTGAAGGTTTCCCATCTTGGTTTAAATTCTTTTAATCTTTCGTATTGTTCTTGTGTCATGTGTTTAGGTATTTATTTATAAATGAACTTGTTATTGCGCTAAGGCATCCAATAAAAATAGAATCAATCAAAGAATAAGTGACTAATGAATAAATAAAACCGCCCCAAAATGCCATGCAGAATGAACATCCGAAAGGCTTGGGTAGTTGCTTACCTTTTAATCTTCCATACATCTCAGTTAAGAAGTCACTCGATGCAATTCCAAACGATGCGCTAAGAATTGTAAATATCACTAAAGTCTTTAAATCTATCATGGTTATCTAATTTTAGTTTTTTAATAGTCTTTTGAATAGTGTATTGAACTGCTCCATATTTAATCCCAGTCATGACTGAAATCTTTCTGAACTCTCCAATATCTATATAAAGTTTTAAAAGTGTTTGGTCATACCAATCTAAGGCTTCAATCTTATCTTTAATCTCTTGGGTAAAGTCTTGAAAGGTTTCTTCCTTAATTTCCAAGTCAGGGTCTTCACCACTCTCTAAACCTCTCAATAGGTCAATGCTTTCGGTTTCGTCATTGTGTCTGTATTTTCGGTAAAATGGTGAATGCTTTGAGTTCCAACTATTATGTGCAATCTTTACAAAAAGGAATTTGAGGTATTTTCTATCATAGGCATCTTGAATCTTATCGTCTGGCAGTTCAAGTAAGTTAATTATTACTTCATGGTAAAGGTCTTCAAATAAAGCTAATGAGGCAATGTTCCTACATACATTTCTGTAAGCAGAATCATTGTATATCGCCTCTATTATCTTATGCTTCGACATTACAACACTCTTGAATAAATCTTATTCCCATTGCTACCATTTGCACTGCCTCGTCACGCATAGCCTCTTTATGTAAGTCTGCTGCTACTTGCTCACTATAAACGAAATCACTTGCTTTAATCTTTTCTTGCATCTTTTTTAATCCCCAAAAGACTTCTTGTTCAAGTTCCAAGTATTCCTCACGAATTACCGCTATTCCTTCTGCTGGTGAAGCGAAGTTAGTTTCTCTATACTTTAACGGCAGATTTGAAAGTTCTTGGGTTATTAGCTGCATGGTTTGGTATTTAATTGCTTTCATTGTTACCTCCAAATGTTTCTTTGTATTTATCATCAGCAATACTGCCTAATGACTGATAAACTTGATTATACCGATTTCTAAAAACTTCTTGAGAAAATTCAATCATCTCCTCCTTGTGCATTGCTTTGGCTTGTTGTAGTAAATCTTGGTTGTCATCATAAAATGGTATTGTCTGAAGTATTGAACCTTGTCTTCTTGCTATTTGTTCAAATAACCACTCTACGCTACTTTGGTTTCTTTTAATTTGTTCCATTTGACTTTCCTTTAGTTAACTTATCTTTTATTGCATCAACTCGGTCACGATATAATATAAAACTATGTCTTAACTGCTGACCTCCTTTTGCATTATGCAAATCCATAATTACATCTTCAAATAATTTAGTTAAATCCGCTAAATCATAGTGTATGCTAGTATAAGCATTTGCATCAATAATTACTACATTTTTATCCATTTTCATACTTTGTTTATTGTTGCTCATTGTTTTATCGTTTAAAAATTTAGTTAGTGTTTCAGTTGTTTCTTTAATTAATGCTTCGTCAAGTTTGTTTGCAAGTTTGTTCAAGTCAAGGCTCATTTGTTACCTCCAAATGTTTTGATGTAATAATCTTCTGCGTTTTTATATTTTATTTCTTCAATAAATCCAATACCATCATCAAACCCCGCTTCGTTTGATTTAACTATCTCCTCCTTGTGCATTACTTTGGCTTGTTCTGTTGCTTTTAACATTAATTTGTTAAGGGTTATTCTATCAAAATTACCCTCTGAGTATTGCTCAAATAATTCATAGGATTGATTTGATAACCACTCTACGCTGCTTACCTTTTTGTTGGGTTCAACAATATGGTCTTGTTTATCTTTGCTCATAGGTAAATAAAATTAATTTTGCTAGTTTAATTGCATCTTTTTTTTCAATTTCTGTTTGCGCTAAAATTTTTTCCTTTGATGAATTCATCATATTAATAATTAAGCATTTTTCGTTTAAAACAAAAATATTTTCGTCATTATCTTTTATCGGAATAATGTCAATTTCGGTTACATTGCAGTCAAATGTTATTGTGCTCATTGTTTAACTTGTTTATGTGTTCAATCATTTCTTTAATTAGCTTTAATACATACTCTTGATTATAATAGACAAGATTGTAATTTGTGTCATTTGTAGTATTATCCTCAACGCAAAGTTCTGTTTGCCTATGTTTAACTGTTACTTTCATTTTCAATAAGGGTTTGAATCTTTTTAGCTAAATTACTCTTGTCGCCATGTGCTTTTATTACACTTGTTTTAATCAGCACTTGAATACATTGTCTTGGGTTTTCAATCTTTGGTCTACCTCGTTTGCGTTTTTCTGTTTCCATGTTGTTTGTTTTTAGTAGTCAGGTTAGGAATCGAACCCATTATCTCCCTTTTTATCGGGTGCGTATACCAACACGCCACCTGACTATATGTTTACTGTGTCAACATTCTTATTACAAGAACTAATAATGCTGAATATATTATGGCAGTAATACCAAAGCCAACTATAATACCATCAAAATAAGTTTTTTCTTTTTTCATAACTTTTATTTTGTAGTCAGGACAGGATTCGAACCTGTATTTACACTTTACTTGTATTAGTTGTGTCCGATAGATTGGGTATCAATACATTTTCCCGCACCACCTGCTCTTAACCATTAGAGCTACCTGACTGTTTATAGGGCTCCCAATATCCCTACCCGCACCTAAAGTTTTATCCCTAAAGTGATTAATCACCGCAAATCGGGGCCGGATGGTGTTTATCCTTTAACCGGATTGGTTTTAATTGTAGTCCTACGGGGAATCGAACCCCGCTTTCCAGGATGAAAACCTGACGACCTAACCGATAGTCGATAGGACCAACTATTTCTTCGGGGAGGACTCGGCTGAGGTATCCTAACGGTTCTACCCTCAACGCTCGCCTCCCGTCTTATGCACGCCTGGATGGATTCGAACCACCAACACTTGGATTTGGAATCCAATGCTCCACCAATTGGAGCTACAGACGCATTTATTCGTCTTTCCGAATTGTCAACCTGGAATCCCATACCATGACTGTGGCCCTATACCAGGTCTATAGGGTTTGGTACCACCACTCGAAGGTGTATTTATAGTGTAGTCAGGACAGGATTCGAACCTGTAAATGAGCTGCGCCTACTCCCACCAGAGTCTACTTCTCGAATCGAACGAGAATCACGCCCAGCGTCTCAGATAATAGCGTCTACCATTCCGCCACCTGACTATGTTGCAAATATATATTATTTTATATTAAACTATGCAAGTTCATCTATTTGTGTTAATATGTTAATTTCTTTTTCTAACCTCTCAATTTTTTGTGTTGCCTCCATTATACTTTTTTCGTACTGAAAGCATTTGTTCCTAAAGTAAAGTTCCATCAGATAACTTGACCCAATCTCACTAAAAACCATTTGAAGCGTTTTAATAGTGTTTATAGCCTTTATTTTGCGTTCACCTTGTAATGTATCTAATGAGGTATTAAAAGTGCTTATAAGTGCGCTTAATTCGCTAACTGCTATAAATGTTTGTTCCTGCTTCTTTTGTACTTCCGTTAAATCTCTTGTAACAAAGTAAAGTTGCTCAAGTGTTTCTTGATATTTTTGTTCTACGCTCATTAGAAAGGTGGTTTAATTATTGGTTCATTAGTAAAAAAGTCACTATTGAAAGGAGTTTTAATATACATTCTTTCGCCTTTGTCATCATAATAAGCGTTTCTGTAAACATCAAACCTTAGTTTGCAGTTTCCTTTTTCGCCTACTACCTTAGGTTTTATTTTGCTTATTATCACATTAGCTACATCTGACTGCTTCCAACCCTCGCCATGTTCCTCGTAATCTCTATGAACTCCAATTAAGTTCATTGCCTTGCTAAATATTGCCGAGCCTCCCTTAATGTCAAATGGTGTCGGTGCTTTTGGGAACTTATCTCCATTTTGTAGGCTTGGACTTTTTGCATGAAATACTCCAAAAATATGAATCTGATCTTTTCTGGCTAATCGGTTAAACATTGGAATTGATGCTTCCAAATACAAATCCTCCCTATTATCAAAGGTATGTTGCAAGTCATTCCAATTATCAAAGCATGAGGCAAAAATCCCATAATCTTTAATTCCCTCTTTTGTCACATCGCAAAACTCAGCAACCGATAAACTACTTTCATCCACATCAATAACTTTAAAATAGTCTTTAACAAATGGCATTACATTGTAAAGTTCCTTTTCGGTTATGGTATAGTTTTGGGTAGGTCTGAAGGTTTTACCAGTCAAACAATGGATTATCTCTGCGTAAATCTCGGCAGCCGTTCCTGTTTCTGGTGTCATTATCATTGACTTTTTACCTTGAACCGCCAAGCTAACTAAAAATTGAATTAAAAGTTGACTTTTACCTGAGGTTGGATAGCCGTAAATAATTGTACTTGTTCCCGCTTTTATGGAATATAATCGGTCTAAATTTTCAAAACCTACTAATAAGCCTCGTTGCTGCCCATACTTTCTAAGATGGAATATCTCATCTTGAACTTTATCTATTGTTACAATCTTAGCCATTAGTAAAATATCATTTTTTCGGTTTTGTTTCTGTCCACAGGAGCATTTACAAGTTCAGGTTTATCTTGTCTGCTTATCCATCCACCTACTGCATGAGTTAAAGATTTCATTTTGCTTTTACCAATAACCCAACCTTTTGCAGAATAAAAGTTATAAAACTTTAATGCTTCCTTTTTTGCATAATGCTCAGTCCAATTATTTAAAGTCTTTTCAATGAATAATTTTTCACAATCTTGTAAAGAAGTTTTTAATATATCTATATTATCATTATCATTTACATTAACATTTACATTAGCTTGTGTTTTGCTTACATTTTGCTTGTGTTTTGCTTCTGGTTTGCTTGTGTTTTGCTTTTCTTTTGGTTGCCTACCATTGTGAAACTTCTTTATATTAGCATCTAACTGAGGCTTTATAAGTGTCCAAATAGTTTTGCAAATACCATCTAAATTAGGTTCATTAAAATTTAAACCATAGTCAAAAATAGCATTGAATATTATGCCTTGTTGCTCAAAATTTAAGTCTTTTATAGCCTCAAAAAAGCTACGATAAAATACCATTGAATCTCTCATACCACGTTTGTTTTTAATTCACGTTTGAAAAAGAAGGGAAAGGAAACGTGAAAACCTTTTACGCCCATGCCTGAGCAACCCATAACAAAATTAATTAATTTAAACTTTTTTCTAACAATCTTTTTTTCTTTATCTCTTTAAATTTACCATAAGCATCAGATAAAGGCTGAGTTTGTCCTAATCCTTTACACCAATAATCATTTCTTAACATAACTTTACACATTCTACGCCATGAAGGAACCCAACATTTACTTTCTAAATCCTCTGGTGCTTCATCAGGAATTACTAAATAACCTCTATCTTGCCATCCTTTAATAAACTTTTTAAACCTTTCTCTATAATGTTCGCTTGTTTTTTTAGGCATTGTAGATAAAAGTAAATTACAAAATGATTGCCATGTGTGACCTTCAGGTTTATATATTTTATTGTATCCAGACACATTTCCATTTTCTTGAATATATAATGCCCCACTATTTACACCGTTTACCCTTGCTATTAATTTATACCAAGTTTCTGGTTCTAAAATATGATATAACCATAATCCCCTTCTTTGGTCATCTCCATAAGGTTGACAAAGTCTTTGTTGACTAATTTTAACTCCTGCCATCATCATTTTATCATAAATTCTATTATGAATTAAATGTTTGTATTTACCATGAAAAATCCAAATATCCTCAGTTTTCCAATCATAAATAGGATATATGTTAAATAATTTACTTGAAACTTTTGTACTCCATTTCCAATTGTTAAACATTAAACCATCTTTTCTAGAAGTTATTGCCCTGTATCTATGTAAACTTTCATCTGCTCGAATACCTATAAAAGCAGCAGTATTTTTACCTTGTGAAAACCATTCCCCAAATATTACCATAAATTCCTCAAATTCCATTTTAGGTTGGTAGAAATCATATTGGTTTAAATCAGATGCTAATTTAGGTTTTTGTCTTACCCAAATATCTTTTTTATTTTCATCCCAACAAATCCATCTTGGTTCATAATTACTTACTGCATTTCTTAAAAGTAATTCAGCACATATCCAATGAAGTTCAATGTTATCTTTATACATTTCAATCATTTGTTCAATATGTATAATAGTATCATTATATTGAGCCTCTAAATCAATAATTAATAAACCTACTTTTATATTTCTTTTTTTAGCTTCATTTAAAACTAAATGTGTCATTACACTACTATCTTTACCTCCTGAGAATGAAATATATATACGCTCAAAATTATCAAAAACTTGTTCAATCCTTTCTTTGCTTGCCTGCAATACAGATTTATTATTATATACTTTTGTTGCCATACTAATAAATGTTTACTTGACGTCCTATTGATAATGCTTCTTCCATTGTAATCGGTTCACGATTATATTTAGTCATCCAAAAATTTAAAGCATCTAAGGCTATTAAATTTGCTTTATCTTGTTGCTCATTTGTTAATCTATTGAAACCTGCACAATATTTTGAAGGAATACCTGTTGAATAACACATTGCAGCCTGACCTAACCAAGCAATTCTATTCATTGCTTTATTAGTTAAATAGTGTTCACATGAATTAATCCAATCACTTATTACTCCATTTAGACCTTCTTTAAATCTTTCTTCATGAGATAAAAAGTTTGCATATTCTTGCTCGCATTGCTCAGCAGTTAATCCATCTTTTTTAGATGCGTAAAAACCTGCTTTATGGCATTCCCATTTTTCAAAAGTGTGAAATATTCTATCTGGGTCACTTGTATTAACTGTTCTGTAATGTTCTACTTCTTCATCAGTTAATTGGTCTGTTAATGGTTCATAAATACTAACTGAATCACTTGATTCCCATGATTTAGAAAAATCATCATCCTTAAAAATATCTTGTAATCCAGTAATTTGACAAAGTCTCAAAATTTCTTCTTCATCCATTCCAAGTTCCCTTGCTATTCTTTCATTTTTCCAATTTCTATTTTTTAATTCTAAAATAATTTCGCTCATTGCATCAACTTGGTGTTTACCTCTGGCTCTATTGTGTCTAATAGTAGATGCAATTCTATCGTTTTTATCTGATTGCTCTTTTCTAATTATTACTGTTGGAGTGTAACCTTTAACTCTTTCACGAACTATTTTAGATTCTTTACTTACTCTTGTTCTGTGGAAACCATCCACAACTTCTATTTTACCATTATTAGGAAAAGTTACTACTGGTTGAGTATATCCATCATTCATAATAGAAATTTCTAATAATTCCATTTCTGGTGGTGCCACTTTGTTAGGGTTATAATCGTTTGCAGTAACATTTTCAGCTAATACCCATTTAACAAAATCTACTGGTTCGTTATTAAAAGGGCTATAATAGTGAATATGCTCTCTTAAATCATTAATTAAATTTACTTTTTGTGATAAATCTAAATTTTCTAATTGTTTAGTAATTTCTTGTTTTAATTCTTTGTAATCCATTGTTAGTATATTTTTAAAAGTGTATTAAATTTTTTTCTCAATTCGATTCGCTGCTCAATGTTTCTAGGCAGTTTGTCTGTTTTGTTGGCTTTTGTGATTTCTTTTACTGCTTCCTTTGCTGATTTTGTAGCTTCTTTTACTTCAAACTCCATAAGTTTCAAATCCTTATAGATGACTTTTAAATCGCTTAAATAGTCTACATGGTCTTCTCCTGCTAAGTTGACTAAATTCTCTCTATATTCGATTAAATTACCGCTCATATAGGAGTTGCAGTGTTCACATTGCAAATAGATGTTCATTAAGTTGAATCTTAGATTAGGTCTTGAACCAACAGAATAATAATGACCTGCATTTATTTTACCGGTAATTGAACCGCACGAAATACAACTGCACCTTTCATCAATCAGCCTTACCAATTTGTTGACCTCAACTTGTAGGTCTTTTTTGTAATCGCCTAA